TAGAGTTTGGTTCCATGTTGAAGACCCTACAACATTACAGCCTGCGATTCAAAGTCGCTGTATCGTAAAACGAATGCCAACTTACATACACACTCCAACTATTACACAACTATGAAAATTGAAGTATATACAGATGGCGCATGCTCAAAAAATGGTAAGAAAGACGCTAAAGCTTCCTGGGCATTTTACTTTCCCGAACATACGTCAATTTCAAACGCAGCTCGCGTTCCAGAAGACCAAACGCAAACAAACCAACGTGGTGAACTAATGGCTATTTCTGAAGCTATAAAGGCAGCAGAGATCGCATTTCCATTAGATGACACTGAATTGAAAATTTATACAGATTCTATGTATTCTAAAAATTGTCTGACAACGTGGTTACCTTCATGGGTTCGTAATAAATGGAAGACATCCCAAGGTGGTGATGTAATTCATCGTGATATTATTGAAGATACTGCGAATCGTCTTTCTCGATTTAAGTCATTTAACATTACATATGTGAAGGCACACACTGGAGGATCGGATGAAGCAAGCCGAAATAATCATATCGTAGACCGTATGGCTTCCAAAGTTATCAATCCAGAAGAAGACATCAAAGAAGTTGTATCAAATGGTGAAGAAGCTCTTGATGGATGCCCTTTAAAGCTGATGGGAGCTCCAGTATCTGAAAAAGAACTTGTCACATGGTGTCTTTCAAATTTAGGTAAACTAGATGAGAGTTTTCTTAATACGGCTCTCATCTCTGCGTTTTCCAAGACAGTAAAGAAGAAAGGGTTTGAAGTTGAAAAACAACGTCTTCATAGAACGGTAATGTTTCGACTTAAAACGGAAAGTGGTTTAATTAAGGAAGGAATTACTATAGTAAAAGAAGAATGAGTGTAACAGTATATCACTTTTGGTCACCCACATGCGCTCCGTGTAAGGCAATCAAGCCATCCATCGATGATCTAAAGGAGGAATTTCCAGAGACAACTTGGGTACATGTAAACACACATGATGACAAGGAAGGAATTGCCAGCAGGTATGATGTAAAGGTTGTTCCTACTATTGTTGTAGTAAGTGGATCGCATGTCGAAAAGCAATCTGGTACAAATATCGCAGGATATTATCGTATTATTCGAAATGGTATTAAAATTAGTCAACAATCGTAGATGTTATTAATTCTCCATCCTTATAAGCTTCACATACAAACTGATCATTGTCATCTAGTGGTTGAGACTGATTACTTTTTTCACCAACATTGATGATTGATTGTGTAGGAGTTTGTTGGGTTCCTCCAGGACCTAACGGAGTAACACATTGTTCTCCACTAGCAGACAGGACTGTTCCGGGAGGACATACAAATGTTCCAGGTGTCGCAGATGGTACAGGAGCAACAGGTATTCCCCCACTAGACATATTCTTTCGAATGACTTTCTGAATACCATATGATGATCCTGCGAATGTGATTGCCATAACAAGTGCGATCAAAGGCGAATATACTGTATATCTATACGATTCTAAGCATCCATTCCTTGCTAAGACTAGCCACTGAATGATAAATGTAATAGCAGTTGTAATACCAAGAGCAACTGTTTGTCCACCAGAACCAGTGTCCCATAGTTCAATCATTAGATACCATAATACAGTCATGGACATTATAATGCCTTGAGGAGCTATCGTATTCTCGAGCCATTCAAATCCAGGTAACGAACAGGTTATTGCTCCGCCGCGCTGGTTAGGAGGCAGCTGCGTTAGATCAAAAATACTCCCAGATTCATCATCATCTGTTGGAAGACTGCTCGCAGCAGCAACAGTCGCAGCAGAGGCAGCCGCAGCAGGAGCTACTATAGGCGCAGCAGACGCAGCAGCAGCAGGAGCGGCAGCCATAGCAGGTAAAGCAGTCATCTCTATTCCTGTAGCAGCAGCGGCAGCAGCAGGGGCAGCAGACATAACCGCGGGAGCTGCGAGAGCTGTAACAGCCGCCACACCAGCAGCGGCAGCAACGGGAGCCTTTTTAATCTGTTCTCCTATGAACGATGCGCCGATTGCGATGCCTCCTACAACTGTTCCTCCTAGGATTTTATTGATCACCATACCTAGAAGAGCAGTCGTACTCGCAATCGAGTAATGATATCCTGTATTGTTGAAAATATCTGCTATAAAACCATATCCAAATAGAACATTTGGCATATATAGAACAAGTTTACTAATAAATTCAAGTATACCTTGTACAAACGGTTGATCTGTACCAGAAGAATATCCTCCAAAGACTAGCCCTATTAACGCAACTAATATTGTTAGAAGAATTCCAACAGTAGCGAGGCCGCTACTTGGTGAAATACCGCCAGATTGTACTCCCATATTGCTTAATCTCAGGATACAAAATCATGGGAAACTACAAATGAGTATCTATGGTTCAAACTCTTCATGGGGGGATCAATGTGTGAACTCTAATCAGAGTCCTATCAATCTATCCCAATCGTCTGCGAAACCATGTGATCTAATGTGTGAACTGACATTTGATGACGCATATATTTCTCAAGCAAATGTGATTGTGTCTGATGAGGGTCTTATTTTACAAAATCAGGCTGGTCTTGGAAGTTGTAAGTTTGCGGGAGAAGGCTATACGTGTCAAACTATGTTAGTGACTCACCCGAGTCATCACACAATTGAAAATGTACAAGCAGATGCTGAAGTGGTTGCTATCTTTAGCAGCCCAACATCGGGTCTGCTTTGTGTAAGTTCATTAGTACGAGTGAATCCAAGTCAAACAAGTTCAACACATTTCTTTAATGCGTTTGTTCCCTATGCGAATCCGAGTACAACATCAACATCGGTCGCACTAGGTGAGCAGTGGGGTCTATTTATGATGGTTCCTCCCGTTGGATCGTATTATGTATACGATGGTTCGTTACCAGTTCCTCCTTGCCAGCAGAGCAAATGGGTCGTCTTCAAATCTATGATTAACATTGATTCAAATGACTTTGCACTGCTAGTAAAAAATGTAACTCCTGGATCTCGACCTATTCAACAACTTGGAAGCCGCGAAGTATTCTTTAATGACATTGAACAGCTTCCTGGCGGCCCTATGCCACATGATGGTAAGACATACATGAGATGTAAGAGATCTGGGAAGAAACCTGACGTAAAAGATGTGAAACCAGCAGGAATGGGTGAAGAAAAGAAGAAAGAAGACTCAAAGAAAAAGCATCCTATACATGAATGGGCGTCTAAGCAAATCGAACAGAATGGGTGGATTGAAATGTTCAATGTAGTTCTAATGTTACTATCTTTAGTAGCTGGAGTATACTATGGTTGGAAATCATCATCTGGTTCGCAAGGATTATATCTTGTTTTGTTAGGGCAAAAAATAGCGGCATGGATACGTTCTTTTTTTATTAAGAAGCCTAATGTCCCAGCTATTACATCTGCTTCGGTTTAATAACGGCGCTCATCCCAACATGTTTCATGTTCTTCTGGAGCAGCCCATACCGTATCGTCTTCTTCATTTTTCTGTTCCACAGAATCTTCGTCTGACAAATTACGCTCAGCTTTAGGCTTGCGGTATGTTTTCTTATCTACAAGAGTCCACCCTTCCTCCTCTGGATTAAGAACTGGCTTTTCAGGCACATTCTTCTCGTCATTTGAATGTTCATCTTCCGTGTCAGAGAAACGTTGGACACGCCGAAATCTAGGAAGAACAAATACATCACTATTTTTGTGACCAGTAACCTTGTCACGCTCTTCACGTTCTTTCTGATTATCATCATTTGTCTTCCAGTCTGAAGCCATTTCACTAAACTTACGACTATTGACCTGCCATTTTGAAGAAGTAGGCGTAGCATTTCCTAGAACCGGAAAGTTCTCGACTGTATCCTCTAGACTACGCTGAGTAGCTTTGCGCTTTTCCTCAGCCTCACGCTGTTCGTCTTCTTTCTTAAGTTCCCATGGAGTTTTCTCATATGTTCGGCGAGGCGGACGACGATCCTTCTTAAAAGGATTTTGAGGCATATTGCTGTCGGCTGATTGCGGTTTATTGCGAAGGTGTGGAGGTACGTACGACATATTGTCTATGATACGTTCTATACGTGCCTTATTAAAATCCGTTTTCCATTTTCAGGATGAAAACGAAACTGAACAAGATGACAGGATCGAATACCAAAATGGTAAACGGTGTTGTTATTTCGCCAAATGGTACAATCGGAGACATTCAAGTTCCTGCGAAGACTGTAGACGTTCTAGAATGGATCCGCAAGAAATATAAACATCCTGAGATTCAATTTCAAGGTAAAATTCAAGATTCAATTAAAGACACTCAATGGCTGTCAATCTTCGCAGCTACAAACGGTGATGATGATCAAACAAACCAACATATGCTTCCATCTCCATTTGATGAGGAAACATATACTGGTCCTATCATAATTCTTGCTACGGAATCTGAAGAACAAGATCAGTATGATACATGTATATCCTCATACATCAATCTAAAAGCAGAACACTATGAGACTGTGTATCAGGAATGGACATTCGCAGATGATGAAGAGGAAGACGCAGAAATACTAGAGAATGACAATGAAGAGGACGATCTAGTTGTAGAAGACGACGATGACGAGGAAGAAGATGAAGTTATTCCGTCACGTGATCTTCCGATTGTTGCTCGTCCAATTCAAACTCATTCAAAGAATGTATTTGTAGAATCTGCGATTCGTGACAGAGTTATTGAAAACTTTGGAGAATTTATGACTACACGTGAAGCATGTGTAAAATTTGAAGAAGCAATCCTTCATGTTGTCTGTGAACAAGCCATCAAGGAAAACATTGAAGTAGACTGGAATAACCGAGTATTCTGGAACATGTATCGAAGCAGGGCAATTTCCTTCTATGAACATTGTCGCCGTTCGGAGAACATTGGATGTATTTCTAAACTAGAAAGTGGTGAAATTACCTATCGTCAATTCGCAGAAATGTCAGCCGTAGATTTATGTCCCTCACGATGGAAAGATTCAATTGAACGAATCATTGAATCGGAGAAGAAGCTATATTCAAAGAACGAAAGCGCAGCGATCTTCATGTGGTGTTCTGCGTGTAAGAAAAAGACTAAGTGCGATTATTATCAGATGCAGACTCGATCGGCGGATGAACCGATGACGACGTTTGTAACTTGTCTTGAGTGCGATCGTAAGTGGAAATTCTAATAGAAAGTGGCTCGTCTTGTGGCTTTGGTGGAATATATCTTTTGAAATTAGGTGAATCTATATCTGATGGATGAACCATAATAGGATCTAATCCATTTGTAATCTCTGGCTTTTTTACGTCAGGTGTAGTTGTTCCAAATTTAGCTCTAAATTCATTGATAATATTATCTGGAATTTGAGGACTTGTTTCCTGTAAACGATCACATTGTTCTCGTACTACTTTTAGCATATCTTTCGCAGAAATACGTTCACTTCTAGGTAACGCAAGTTCAATTACAATAAAACGATATATCTTTGCGTAGGTTGTTCCTGCGATTCGGTGTGATTCTGAACGCTTTGCCCACGAAAAATAACTTCCAACTGTATTTAGAGTTGCGACTGATAAACTTATACATCCAATCAAAACATTCGCAGTTGAAGATCCATTAAACAATGACTCTGTTCCAATCGAACCAGCTCCTGCTATAGTTGATAAGACAATAACAGGAAGTGTCAAATATGTATTCAGTTTAGAATACCATTTTTCTGATTTAGAATGTAACCATGAATAGCATAACGAACGTTCTCCTTCATCGGATATAATACGTTCTAATTGGGAGTTCCAGCTTACCACATGACCATCTGTTGAATCCATTATAATTTATCGCATTTTAATAATGGTTTGGATATATGATGATCCACCGTTTACAAAACGGGAGGAAAACGCATATAGAGCTCTTAGACGAAAGCTAAAAGATAAGAAGTTTGTGGATAAACTGATCAAACTAATAAGTTTGTATATGTATGTGAAACGCATGAATCCTACAACTGTGAAACAAATAGAGGATTCTGCGTATTTTGATAAAGCTAAAACAAAACCCATCTTTGATGAAAAAAACGCAAGGAAGATGTTGACGTCTCTGAAGCAGAAAGGTGGAGAATCAAAGTATCCTTACATGGATGTAGCCATAAAAGGCGTTCTACGAGATTTCACTCCGTCTGTTATCAGCGAACCGGTCGGAACAGTATTTGGCGCAGTAACCGGAACCGTTGATACGTTAAAAAATAATATTCCGTTTGCAGATCTTGCGTTGGAAACGGTTCATAGTGCTAGTTCGATTGGCGTTACGAGTGTTGGAGATATTGGAGAGCTAGTTGGTGGACCAGTTGGTGCTGCTGCGGTTGCGCCTTTTACTGGCATTGTAGCTGGATTAACTGCTGGTCTTTCAAGTATAGAAGGGGATCTTGCTGGTGCAGTAGTTCATGTTGCTAACTGGGTTCCTGGAATAGGTAGTGCTCTTGGCAAAATGATAGAAAAAGGAGAACACATGGCAAAAACCTTAAAAAAGCATGAAACTATATCGGATTATATACCCTATATGTCTGAATATCATCGTTCGTTGGAAACACCTGCTGTTGCTGGAAAGAGACTTTCAACAATGAGACATAAAAGTAACAAATGGCTGAAGACGCAACGCAAAAGATCCGCGACACACTAAAAGAGTGGATTGGATTTGATGATGAAGAGCGTGAACTCCGTCGACAGATCAAAGTTTTAAAAGATAAAAAGAATACGAACTCAGGAAAAATCCTTGAGTTCATGCGGAACAATGAAGTTGATAATTTTGCCCTTGAAGGAAATGGTGTAGGTAATATTACTCGTTCCGTTCGTACGAGCCGCCCTGCGTTGAAGCGTAATGTAATTCGTACACAACTTCTTCTACAGTTCGCAGATCAACCACAGCGCGTTGCGGAAGTACTGCGAGCAATTGAAGGTATTCCTGAAGGACAAGAAGATATGTCCGTTGGAGGTACTCAGCGTGAGCTACTTGTTCGAAGACTTCCTCGCGAGAAGAAGACTGTTGGTATGTCTATGTAAGACGATTCATAGCCTCTTTCGCAGCTAATTGTTCTGCTTGCTTTTTTGTAGGCGCACTACCAATTCCAATATGGATCCCCTTTTCATCTACCGCAGCCATGGTATACATGTTTGCGGCAGAAGATAGCATTACGTACTTTGGAGTATGATGAAACTTTGCCTGATAGAACTTTTGTAGTTGTTCTTTGAAGTTTCGATTGTTCATGAGAAGTTTTGGAATATTGATATATATCTCAACAATTGCGATTAGAAAACTAGATACAACTTGAAAGTCATTTCCACTATCTGTCCACAACGCACCAATAAATGCTTCCAAAATATCTCCAAGCTTTTTGGTGTTTGTTCTTCCTGCGCATACATCTTCATTGTGTCGAGAAATAATATAGAACTTATCTAAACCAATTTTTTGACTTAGATATCCTAACATTTCGTTACACACAATATCTTTCTTTAGATCAGTTAGAAATCCCTCATTTTCCTGGGGAAATCGTTTAAGAAGATACGTTGAGATTGTCGCACCTAGAATTGAATCACCTAGATGTTCAAGTGTTTCATAGGATTGATCAAATAACTCTAGAGCATTGTCTGGACGTGGCGCTAGGGTAGTTACTTCTCCTGTTGGGGTTGTATATTCTAACCGTTTTACGTACGACGAGTGTACCATGGCAGTCTGGAATAACTCAACATTTCGAACTATAAACGTACATCTATGCTTCTGAAGAATCGCTTGAATATCCTGGTTGGTAAACAAGCGATTTTTCGAGTTATACGGATTATATACAATTTGGTTGATCATTTCTTAGTATTATGACGTCTTGTTCTTTTAGATAGTTTGGTTCGTTTTCTACCACCTAGCGATGTAGATGTAAGAGTGGATTGAACAACGCTATCTAGCTTTTTCCAGTGCTCTAAGAATACCGCGGCTTCTGGAGGCTGCATTTTTAGAAGAGCACTTCGAAGACTGGATTCAATCATGGGCTCATTTTGCTCGATGATTCCTGGAAGTTTTTCGATTACCGCTTTTTTTGCTGCGTCCTTTGCCGCTTGAAGAAAGCTTGCCATTGTGTTTATGTTTGAAAGTTTTGCCACCCTTCTTTTGTTTGGAAGCTGATTCCATAAGTAACGCTAAAAAACTAGTATGGATATTTTTGTCAGCTAAGCAATTTTTATATCCAATCATTAATGCTATACCATTGTCACCCTTTTCTGCGATATACTCTACAATTGGTTTCATCTTAGTATCGAGAATGTAATTACTACGAGTTTTTTTCCATTCAGGACTTGTCTCTATCTTTGATTGTATATGCTCAAGACCTATGAACTTTTGTTTACCTGTTTCTGGATCTTTCTTTATATTTTGTATTAAAGACAGTGTTACACTTATCTGATTAGGATTTGCTACATATATAGGATAGTTATTTCTCATTACAGTTTTAAGAAATGAGTAGTCATTTTTTACATAATTACAACATCTGTGTGCCCAGTCATATTCTAGTAACTGCGCCTTATTGATTGGTTTACCAGTCGTATATAACTCTAGAAAAAACACAGCTTGAACAATTGGTAGAATATGTTCACATGTTCGCTGTAATCCTTCAGTTGATTCATCAAACGCAAATCCACAAATATAACATACATCATCTTCTGGAGCCTTTTTTTTGACTACATGACTACATTGCGCATCTACATCAGAAAGTTCATAAATTTGTCTACATGATTTTTTCTTTGATCTCCAAACGTCTGTCACATCTTTAGGAAAAAGTGTATCCATAACAATACTCGCAGAGTTATGTTCGCATATTGGTAAGTCTTTTAAGATTTGAGGAAATTCATTCCAATTATCAGGTAGTTGCTTAAGTCTAGATTCTTGTAAGGCAGCTAGTTGCGCTAAACGTTCTTCTTCTAATTTTTGCTCTTCTTGTTCTTGCTCTTTGTTTTCTTTCACTTTTGATGAAGGGGTTCGTACTCTGCTTACTTTTCGTTCTTGTGGACTTGAAGGTTCTTCCTCTAATTTGCGTTTGGTTCCTCCAGTTGCTACATCTACAGGTGGTAAAATACCTTCTTTCACTAAAAAATCTACATTTGTGTTGATGATAGCTGGATCAATTGTCGCAATCTGCGTTTGTAGAGCGGCTGTACTTATTTTTTTAAGATCCACCAAGGCATAGGTAGCAGTAATCATTTCATTTTTTTCTTCAGGTGTTAGTTCAGCAGGATCTTCTTTGATCGAACTCAGATCAATCATGGATTCTGCTACTTCCAATTCTAGAGCAGTTTTGTTTAGTCTTAATAACCCGTCATCTGCTTCGGGTTCCATTACTAACTGTATATATTATTCATTACTTTTCTTAATCGCGGTTAATTTTGATAAATAAAATAATATTACTCTCGTGTAAATGGTAGCTCCCACTCTTGCGCAAGTAGAGTTTAGTGAGGTGTTTGTCTTAGATGATTATAAAATTATTAATTTTTCTTGGACCCAACCACCACCCATACCGGCGACTACAGGTGACGAGGAAAACCCAGGAACAGAGCCGAATGAGGTTAATATGTATAAGATTTATTTCCAGTATGCTGGCGGACTTACTAGATTGTTTCAGAGTGACATTCAGCCTACTGAAAATTCTCTTACGGTAACCTTAGACTATCCTCTTGCTCCCGGTATTGTTACATTTTTCATTCAAACAATTGATATTTACGACACATCATCGCCGTTTGGCATGTCTGATCTAATTACAGTTCCTGTTCTTGCCGAGAATGCGAATAAATTCGCATTCTTGAATGTAACCGAGGTAACTGCCTCATATACAGTATCACCAATTAATGCGACGCAGGATATGACAATACGATTTAAAAAATCACTTGTTGGTACTGACCCAGATAGGGATTACGAACTTATAACACATAGTGTATATGATATTAATAACAATAAGCTCGGTGAAACAACATTTACCGTTCAAGCTAACGGTGAGGAATATGCCACGATTACATTTACTCTTCCTAAACGACTCGGTCCTAGTACCAAGACAACATATAATGTACGATCCATGATTACAGGTAATGCCAATGCGCAATCTGAGACCGATGGCTCGGTGGACTTTATGATGGACAAAGCTACAACCCCTATTTCTGGTTTGAATGTAACTCCATTACCGTTTACAGCTACGTATAGCAAAGTTAATCTTACACAAAATATAATACTTGAATGGGAGGCTAATGCCGCGATTAATCTTGGTGTTGGACCTCTTGAATATAATATATATAATAACCTCGAAGACGCTGGCCCCATCACCACTGTTACTAACACAACAACTGAAGTATTAATAGAGAAACGGCTACGAAGCTTTGCTACAAAAGACTTTTTTATAGAGGTGGTTGCGACTGAAAACCCTAATATATTTTCAGAAAAACATAAAGTAACCTATAGACAGCCTATCGATCAAATAGACATATCGAATGGTATTACAACACTGAATGTACGGAATTTACAAGTTACTTCTTCTATTTCCCAAGAAATATATGTAAATTCGCAGACATTAAGATTTACATGTGAAGGGCCTGCGAATCTTGAAAATATTTTAGGATCAAATATAGACATTAACTATATTCTATTTAAAGATAACAATCCTAGTTCTATAGGAGCTGGTATTACAACTTCGACCGCCGATGATCCAGCTCAACGCACATTCGAAATTATAATCGGCCGATTGCCTCCAGGTAACAACGGTTATTCTGTACAGTTGGTTGTTCGTAGCGATTCTTTGACAAACATATACTCCAATATATTTTCGGAAAGGGTTCCTGTAAATGTTGTAATGTATGACATTTTGGATCTTCCAACTAACCAGCTAAGTATTAATAGTGTAAATTGTGAATTAGATGATGTAAATAAGACAGCTACATTTACATGGACGAATCCGCTGAGTCTACGAGATCCCAAATATCAATATGACATATTCCGCACTATTACTAAAAGTCCGATTGCTACTATAGATACTTCTGATTCAGACACGTTAACATATGAAACTCCGAATGCCGATAATAATATAGTTATAACTAGTCAGTTATCTCTGCGGGCAGTTGAAAAGCTTAATAGCAACGTATATTCTGACGTAGTAAAATTTAATATAATATTGGTGTGTCTTCTTAAAGGAACATTAGTAAAAACACAGGACTCGTATGTGCCTATTGAAGACCTAAAGGTTGGTGATGTAGTACTGAACCACAAACAAGAACCAACAAAAATCACAAAAGTCATACATATAAATCTTTCGTATATTGAGAATCCAATTGGAAGAGAAGTGAATACCGTGGTATACAAGATTCCGGCAGGACAATATGGGGCAACAAAGGATGTCTTTTTAACCCATCATCACAAATTTTTGGCGAATGGAAAAATGGTGAAACCTGTAGATGCTGGGTTAACACGTGCGAAACCTGAAGAGTTCTGTGATGAAAACAATAAGTATTCTGTCTACCATTTACGGCTGGAAGATGAATACAATAATCATTTTATTGTAAACGGTGATTGTATCGTGGAAGATTGGTATGAGTGGGTCAAATCTACTCCTCCTGAATTACTCGAGTAAACTCAAACTCTTTTCCCACAAGTGCTCGCTTACGTTGGGCGACAATAAAAGCAACACATCCGTCTGCGTTAGGAGCTGGTGTAGACTGAAAGTATGAAGCTACTAGACTCTCAAGTTCCTTCTTTGAAAGACTCCATGCTTTTGCATAAGTCTCTGGCCGCTGAATTTTAATACACGATCCATCATCATCAATCTTGAGTTTATCAATATTTCCAAACTGAGGAAGCTTGATAAGATCACACATTTCCATTTCTACCATCTTTCTGGTTTCACGCTTCTCATATACAGTCTTGTTAAGTAGACGCAGCTCATTGTCCACGTCACGGTACTGCTTGACACATCGCTTTAGATCATTGATTGCTTCGGTTGACATTTTATCTACTCTTAGGCTATCCAGGAAATAACATAATCCGTTTTCAAGATAATGGATAGTGAAGAAGTTGAGAACCTTCGAAGAGTATATAACGCGGAGCATCCAAAAGAACATCCTATTGCGAAAGGAAGTATCAATAAAGTGTGGAATGAGATCCGTAGCAGATTACACGAAAAGTGTTCTACTGGAACTACGGAATGTATTCTCGCACACATGCTTAAGAAACAAAAGGCTCCTGGAAGTTGGGAAAAGAATCCTGAAGAATGGCTATCCTCTGTAGATATTGATGCGGTTGAAAAAGAGTTTATGCATGTATTCAAAAAATACCATTATATTGGTGCGATTCCTATCGATTTTGATAAGACATCCAAAACTGGTTCGTGTCTAGTGAGTGCTCTCTGCTCCATAAACATCAAAGACTTATATCGCAAGGGACACCGTCAAATAGGAATTGTTTTTAATACTGACGTAAGCACAGGTCCAGGACAACATTGGATCGCAGTATTTGTAGATCTTGATCCTAAATATGAAAATGCGAGAATGACATATTTTGATTCCTATTCAAAACAACCTGAGCCTGAAATTCAACGCTTAATGGCTCGATGGAAGGAACAGTGGGATGCTACAAAAATTCATAGCAAACCAATGGAATTATCATACAACAAAACTCGTCATCAATATGAAGACTCCGAATGCGGAATGTATTGTTTGTATTTTCATTTCTGTTGTCTAGCTGGCATTCCCATGGAGAAGCGAGTGCCTGATGATGTAATAAGAAGTTTTCGTGGCGTGCTATATAGTATCGGTAAGAAGTAATGGATTGGATAAAAGAGAATATTCCACCTACAGTTCAATATGGTGTGCTAGCAGTGGTCATCATTGCTATTTCTTACTTTTTATGGCTTTCATTTGAACCTAATGAAAAAAAGGCATTGTCAAAAGCCAAGCCTATCTTTGCCACATATCCTAAGGTAACCAAGTTAGCTCCTTTAGGATGTCCTCAGCCCCAATCATATCGTCTAGCAGACTTTTATCTTGCCTCATCATCGTATTCAGTGTTCCCAGGAGCAGAAGTATATGACTATGTCAGCGACACAATTCTACCTCTTGCTATCAAAGCAGGTGTACGATTGATTGAATTAGATATTTATTCAGATGTGAATGACAAACCTGTTGTTGGATTAAAGAATCAAAAATTAGGAGTTGATTACGCATACAATACAGTTTCATTTGAGGCATGTTGTGTATCAATTGCCAACAATGCGTTCAACAGTATCAGTTCACCTGTGTCGTCGGATCCATTTGTGTTAAGTTTGATGTTTCATACTGAAAAAACAAAGACCATTAACGCAGCCGCAGAAATATTGAAAACAACATGTCGTGGACATATGTTGGATTCTACCTACAGTTATCAACGTAAGAACTTAGCAGTCGAACCTGTATGCAATCTACAAAGCAAGCTCATTATTGTATCGGGTGGCGCAATAAAGGGAACACTCATGGAAGAGTTGGTGAATATGTCTTGGTCTACATCCCATCTCCGCAGAATGACGTATACTCAGGCATCTCAGCCTCACGATCATGATGAACTCATTGATTACAACCGCAATAACATCACAATGGTTGTTCCGGATATTGGAGAAGACCTTATAAATAATAATCCTCAAATTTTGTTTACGTTTGGGTGTCAATGGATTATGATGAACTATGGATCGATTGATAGCATGATGGAGCTGTATATTGGTGAATTCCAAGAAAACAGTGTAGTACTCAAGCCAGCCGCACTTCGTCCTCTCAAGCCCAAGAAATACAAGAAGCCAACAATGCCTGATCCCGCGGTATCTTTTCAACCTATGCAACATACATCTCCAATCTATAGTGCCACGGTGTGATAAAATGTTTGCGTTAGAACAAAATGAGCAAGTGGTTAACTCATGTTAAGAAGACGATGAAGTCTGAAGCTGGAAAGAAGAGTTCGATGGGTAAGAAGTGGTTCTCGCATGTGCTAAAGACGGCGAAGAAGACCTATCACAAGAAGGGCGGCAATGACGATGAAGATCCTAAGCCTGTGGTTAGTGGACCGTCTGCGCCGGCTGGTGTGGCGCATATGGAGGGAGACCCAACTGCGCCGGGTGGTCGTCGTGGCCGCAAGGGTGGAAAGACTCGCCGCCATCGCAAGTAAGTTTGGCTCTAGATAAAAAAATGACTATGTGTAACATATAAAGACAAATGGGTGGTGGTTTATTACAACTAGTTGCCTATGGCGCGCAAGATGCATACCTGTCTGGGAATCCTCAGATCACTTTCTGGAGAGGACTGTTTAAGCGCCACACGAATTTCGCAATGGAGCCGTTCCGTGTCAACATGACTGGCCAAGCCGCGTGGGGCACCAAGCACTCTGCCATTCTAGGTCGCCATGCCGATCTAGTGTCTTCGGCATATATTGAGGTAGAGCTAGGCCCCGATAGTGGTGAGCTAGTGTATTCTACATTTGATAGTCCCGGATCAAGACAAGCTGGCTTTAATCTGCTCGAGTATGTTGAGCTAGATATCGGTGGTCAGATTATTGATCGTCAATACGCAGAATTCATGTATATATGGAGCACTTTGGCGTATAAATTTGATGAACAACTTAAGATGGATTTTATGGCACAGACAGCTAATGTTATAAATGCCGATTGTGGTCCTACTGGAAGACCTTACCGAAACAATTTAACGTATATTCCTCTGATGTTCTTTTTTTGTCGCAATCCTGGAGCTGCTCTACCTTTAATCGCACTACAGTACCACGAGGTAAAGATTAATGTTCAGTGGAATAAGACCAAGAATATCTTTGTAAAGGGAGATACAAATACAACCGGTCCTAAGCAGGCAAATCTACTCATTGATTACATCTATCTAGATGTAGAGGAGCGCCGTCGTATGGCCCAAGAGTCTCACGAATACCTAATTGAACAGACTCAGTTCAATGAGGACAAGGGGCTAACATCTGCCCAAAACCGCGTTGATTTGACATTTAATCACCCTGTAAAAGAACTCATCTGGGTAACTCAATATTCTTGGAGAAAGAACTGTAACATTACACCTCCTGAGGGCAATGAACCATCGTATGACATTTCTCCTATGACATATGATTCTTTGATCTACGAGTGCTCACTACAGCTGAACGGTCAGGATCGAGTACCTTCTCTGCCTGGCATGTACTATGCCGCTGTACAACCCTTTCAGCACCACAGTGGAAGTTCCTTTCTTGATGGCGGCCAATTGTCGGTTTTTGGCGAGGGTGGTAATAACTCATATCCTTCGACTGATAGACGAAGGGCTCCTGGTGGCGTATACATGTATTCCTTTGCGATCAAGCCCGAAGAGCATCAACCATCTGGAACATGTAACTTCTCGCGTATTGACACAGCTACTCTAGTCTTTAGTGTAGATGGTCTAAAGCCCATATCCAACAGAGATGTAGAGAATGCTGACATTCGTGTCTATGCGATCAACTACAACATTCTGCGCGTGATGTCCGGTATGGGCGGTTTAGCGTACTCGAACTAAAGTTTCCGCGACTCATACTCCAACTAAAACCAATGAACTAAATAATGGACGTGGATAAACTCCTCGTAGTCGCTCATCCCGACGACGAAGTATTATGGGGAGGCTTAAATGTATTATTACAACCAGGCTGGTTTGTAGTGTGCTCAACACACGCAAATGATCCTGTACGATCTCGAGAATTTTATAAGACCATGTCACTTGCGAATGTGACAAAGTATGTTATGTATGATGTAAAAGACGAATACACTGAAGATCCCGAAGAAGCTTCCGAACTGTATGATGGAACTCCGTTTGAGAAAGGACTTCAGCAACTTGCAAAACATCCTTGGAAATTAGTACTAACTCACAATGACAAAGGAGAATACGGTCACGAACATCACAAAAAAGTACATCAACTTGTCATGAAATATATTCCCTCTGCGAAAACATTTCAAGTAGGAGAAAAGTTGAAAGAAGCTACGTTGGAACACAAGCGTAATCTTTTACAATACTACGCAGATACACAAGCTATTTGTCGACAATTATATCAAAAAAAAGGTGGTAAATTAAAGATTACAGAACGAGAACATTTTTTTAATGAAACATTGTATGTGAATGTTGAACGTAACATTTCCAAAGTGGTTCACCAGATATGGTTTGGTAAGCCGCTCGATAAGAGTAGTGTACGATACAATCTAATGAATGGTGTGAAAAAGGTGGCAAATAGAAATGGATTTGTGTATAAAATGTGGACAAATGATGATATGAAAGAAGAGACCATGCCAATTACATGGAAATATATGCAACATGCTATCGAAATGGGAGAAGAATTGGAACAGTCTCGTTTTGCACAAGTAGCTGATCTAGCAAGATATGAATTGCTTCATAGATTTGGTGGAATCTATCTAGATTCTCTATTTGAAATTGGTGATGCTTTTTGTAAGTATATTTCGGACCACGCAGACAAGCATGAGCTTATTGTTGCGAACGAAGATCCGTGTAAGATGAAGTGTGAAGGAGCTGGTGGTAAAAAATATATGTCCAACGGATTTTTTGCGTGTGTTCCTGGCTGCCTAATCCTAAAGCGTCTTTTATCGAAAGACAGTTTAGACTCAATTGATTTTGAAAGTGTGTATATTAATCGCACAACAGGACCTTATTATTTCCGTAGTGGGATGAAGACAGGAGATAAGATTCATGTAATCAACACTGAAAAAATATATCCTTTTATGGTGAATGATTCTGAGTATCGACCCGGTGAAATCAATCAATGTATTACTGGAGATGACAAACTAATTCATGATTGTTTAACAAAAAAGTATCCTAAATCTTTAACTGTCTACCAAAGCGGATTTGGTGGATCATGGAGTTGGTAATTTTTAGTTTTGAATTGTAATTTCTTTCGCCAGTGTGCGAGGAGGTCTTTGTGGCATCTTATTTTCAATGTCCATCTTTAGTTTTATGGCTGCCTTCGTCAACCACCTTTTGAAATAGCGTGGTGCCAAATCAAGAAATCCTCCCTCTTCATCAAGAATCTCGTCGCACTTTCGCACGATTGCCTTGTAAAACTGCGGATACATCTTCCATACAACAGACCCACGCTTGTTCGTTCTCAGCATGTCTAGCATATCCACAAGTTTCTTACACTTCTTTCGCAACTGCCGGTTTGTTCTAGAAGGAATAGAACTGGGGATAATGGCTGCGATCAGAAGCGTCTGCCTTTGTGCTACTAGTTCATGCTCAAAACACTCCTGCTTTGTAAACTTTCGGTGTACGATACGATCCAACGGATCTAAGATGCGATTGAAATTGATGGAAGAATCATAGTCCAGATACTTGCCAATATACAGTATGACATCATACGGAATATAGGAAAAGATAGTCTTCATTCTGGTTTAGTAATCTATATTGCGGTTAAGACGTAAAAATCCGTTTTATAGCTTAGGACGAGTCATTTTCATCTTTTCCAGATACAAAATAGCATCCATCAACTCTTCTTGCATATGCTTAACCCAATCTAAAAATGGCAAATTATTTGCCTCCAATGTTGTTCCGTATTTTTTTTGACCTACTTCAGATCTTTGTTGAAATTTTTCGATTACTGATTGAACTACTGGGTCCATTTGTGTTATATAATCTTTTTATATTAAAGTCCATAGTAGACAAGATCATCATATAACTGTAGCATATCCTGAATAATTTCAACATATGCGGCACTTCTAGTATCGGGATCTAACGATTCAATATATTCTGTTATTTCATCTACATCCCAGTCTGGATGCCGAAACCCAATCTTTTTAATAATTCGCCGAATAAAGCTTAGACCTCCACAATAGTCTACATCATTGCAGTGATACGCATAATCAATCATCAGAAGGTGTTCCCATGTGATAGGTGAATCATTGATCATGCTAGTGGCATCATCCTTATTGCGTTGAAAACAGTTTGGTACATACATCATTTTAGCGTCTGATAGGTATAGACTTACGATGTAATAAATCCGTTTTCATTACCACTCCATCGCAATATCTGCCATCTGTACACCACCCTGTTCCGCGTCTTTCTGTTCTTCAGCTGCTACACGAGCATTCGCAGCGGCTAGATCGGCTTCGAAGACTGATAGATCTTCTTCGGTTCCATCAGGAAGCTTGGTCTCATCCACCAAAATATCTACAAATCCAGTACCACAAGGAGGCTTCTGACCGAACATGATATTTGCAGACACACCCTTCATATTATCAAAGTCAGCCGACAAAGCAGCGTTAAATAGAATCTTTGATGTCTCCTCAAAAGACGACTTAGCAAGAACACCATTCTCACCCTTGTTCATACCGAAACGATTGGCTTCCATAATGCGACCCAAGTACGTCATCGTATCCACTAGCGTAATCATATGGTGGTAATTCACTGCCTCGCCACCAGATTTGAAGACCTCGCTGAATTCTTCATACAGTGCGATACGAACTGTTTCAATTCCAAATACTTCAAGAATCTCATGAACATCATTCGAGAATGTTCGCATAGGATCCACGCCAGGGATTGTAGAGAGATCTAGTAAGTTCGTACCTTCTGCGTCAAGCACATACTGCTTCTGAGGAGTATATCCCCCAACCTTTTCATCATAGATTAGCTCATCACCAATCTCGCGAACATACACACGACCGATTCCTTCTACGCCAGTCAGGACAGTATCAAGCAGCTTATCTTCGATGAACCGCAGAGTTAGAGCATTCTTAACCATGTCACTGCCAAACACAATACGCAGTACCATCTTGTCAGGCGTATTCGTATCTGTGTGAACACAACTGAATATACGAAGCACTTTATTATTCTCAATCTTGGTCTGAATCAGTGTCATATCAATAATTTGACGAGCAGCCATTTCCATAGGATCTAGTTCCAGTCGCATAATCCAAGGAGATACACATGTCGTTCCTTGCGTTACAGAGAACTTCTCGTATGTCTGAAGAATTTCACGATCTTCTTGAACAGCTGTGTTTGAAGAGAGTGGATTCGGGTCATGATAGATTCGCACAGATTTGGTGAGATCACGAAGTGTTGTCTTTTGAATATCCTTCATCTTTGCGATCGCCGCAACTTGAGATACTGAGATGCTAGGGTCTAGATATACAGTATTTGCAGGATTCTTGGGATTGTGTGACGCAGACAATAACTCAACAATACGAGGAACACCGGCTGTAGCGTTTGCTTTCGCAGTACCAGCAGAGTGGAAGGTATTCAATGTGAGCTGAGTCGTAGGCTCACCGATAGACTGCGCGGCTAACGTACCAACCATCTCACCTGGATGTACGCGAGCCTTAATGTAACGGAATCGAATATCTGTCAAAAGCTCATTGAACATATCTCTGCTTAAACGCATCTTGATGATGGCTTTCTTAGGAGCCAGATAGTAGCGCATCAAAATATGAAACAGTTTATTGTGAGATAGCCATGGCTGCTCAAACAGATTCTCTAGTTCAGCTACAACATATTCAGGCGTTAGTTCTGTCTTTGTTGCGAAAGGGTTGTTGTATTTCTCCATCATACGCTTGAGTGGCACAGGAGCCATTACTGTAGAGCCTTTCTTGTAGCGGAACACGTCTTTTACCAGCGTATCTCGATCACGCAGGATTTGATCCACTAGATCAGGAGGATTCTCGCCAATGTCTCCGTTTATAACTGCCGCAAAGTCATCTTTTGATGCGCCAAACTCTTTGTAAAGCTGCTCCATCGACATGACTGCTAGATCAATCGGCTGATTCTCTACACATACACTGTCAATACCATCACCACCGTAATGGTGTTGGAAGATAGAGCCATTTACATTTCGAACAGTACCATCATACTCCACGTGAAGATCTTCCATCGTCTTCACGAGCCGGCGCTGGATGTAACCAGAATCGGATGTCTTTACAGCAGTATCAATCAGACCCTCACGACCGCCCATAGCGTGGAAGAAGAACTCCGCAGGACGCAGACCGCTGATAAAGCTATTTTCAACAAAACCACGCGATTCCATACCATCATCAAATTTAGTGAAGTGCGGAAGAGTACGATCTTGTAGACTGAACTGGATACGCTTACCTGCTACCTGCTGCTGTGCGAGCAGCCCAAGCATCTGAGTAATGTTAAGCGAAGAACCCTTTGCGCCCGAGTCTACCATTTGTACCATGCGATTTGTCTTGGGAAGACTCTTCATCGATTCATCACCGATAGAAGACGCAACGGCTTTCAAAGCGTTAAGAATTTGATTCTCTAGCTCCTCACCATCTGAACGACCACTTCCATTCAGAAACTTACCTGCGTGAACATCCGACAAAATATCAGACACTTTTTGGCGACCCTCTGCTAGAACCTTTTTAATGATTTCATCTGTTTCTTTGTTTGTTGCGAGATCTGATGGACCTACCGAGAACCCAGTAAACAGATTGTATTTGGTTACAATGTTTTGAATATCGTTAATAAACTGACCTGCTCGATCAGGACCAAAGTCTGAGTAGATCATGTGAACTAGACCATCAGAAGTCGTCGCAAATGCGCCCTTGTTTAGAATTCCTTTGATCAGCTTACCGTTCTTTACAGTCACCTTACCTGCGAAGTCGATCGCAGGAAGCGCACTAGAAATGACGTCTTGACCAGACAAATGATTGTTTTGACGAATGTACGTCGACAGAGGCTTCTTCATGCGGGCCAGAATGTTCATGGCAATATGCTCGGGAATACGTACTTCAGGCTGAGATAGGCGATAAATTCCAGTCTGTGTATCCTGGAACACGCTGATGATAGCTGCATTCGTACGAGGAGACACAATCTGACGAAGAACACTCGCAAGATACTTGATTTCAGAAGCTGATGCGATGCTTTGGGGCACGTGCATGTTCATTTCATCACCGTCAAAATCAGCGTTATACGGTTTTGTGGCAGATACGTTCAGGCGAAACGTCGAGTAAGGCAGTACTCGAACGCGGTGGCACTCCATGGAACCCTTGTGAAGAGAAGGCTGACGATTGAATAGTACTACATCTCCATCCACCAGGTGACGATGTACGATATCGCCATCTTTCAAGTCAATCATATCCGGATTCACATACTTTAAGGAAATAGGACGATTGTCTTCTTTGAGGAATACTGACTTGGCACCAGGGTATTTTGCGGGACCGTTGCGAATGTACGTCATCAGGCGATCACGGTTGTACACCGTAACAATCTCAGGGAATGTTAAATTCATCGCAATCTCTTCGGGAACACCCAACTCATCTACATCAATATTTGCGTCAGGCGTGATAACTGAACGAGCAGAGAAATCTACACGCTTACCCATCAAATTGCCGCGAACACGACCAGTCTTTGCGCCAAGACGGGACTTTAGTGTCTTCAAAGGACGACCAGAACGCTGTGCCGCAGGAGGAAGACCCTTGATATCATTATCAACGTATGTCGCAACATCGAATTGAAGGATGTCCGTATACTTGTCGATCACATCTGCGGAATCACCCTTATCGATCTTGTCGCGAAGACGCTGATTGTTCCGAACAATATCAATCAGTTTGTGAGTCAAATCATCTTCCATGCGCTGGTTGTCATCCATAACGACAGACGGACGCACAGTGAGTGGTGGTACAGCTAGAACCGTACAAATCATCCATGCGGGACGACTGAACTTAGAGCTGAACCCCAGCAGATCAATGTGGCGATCCGTCATGCGCTGGAAGCAACGCAGTACCAACTCGGGCTGAAGAGGGATCTTATCGGCTTCCTCGTCGTACGTGACAGCCTCCAAAGTAGCTACGGTATTCTCAACCTTTTCTGCTTTCTTGATCAGAGGAGACTCGCAGTGAGGGCAGGCAGACGAACTCTTTAGATCTTTAGTTTTATAGGATGCCGTCTTCTCACGTACTGCGTTGAACCGATCCATACCAGTCTGCTTCTTCTCAATGATCTCCAGCTCTGCGTCTGGCAGATAAGGATTGGAGCAGGTCAGGCATACATTTTGTAGAATTTTTTGAACTGTGTCTAGGAATTGGTAGAGATATACTGGGCGAGCAAGACTAATGTGTCCAAAGTGTCCAGGACACAATAGATTTGTTTGCTTACATGTGGGACATACCTTACCATTCTCGATAACACCAAACCGAGAATCAAATACTCCACCTTGAACGGGCTGGCTTGCTTGATAAGTTTTATCAGTGATTACTTCGACAACGCTGCGAGATAGAATATCCTCTGGATTGGCGATGCCAAATTGAACTCCAATAATTGTGTCACCCATTCTTGTTATTATATTGGATGTCTTTAGATTGTTCCATTTTTCATTATGGCATATAGACAAATGAGTAAACTTCTTGGATTTAAGAAGCCATCGACGTTAGTTGTTGCGGACAAGGGAGTTGTTAATATTGTATTACCCGAACTAAAGGCCGCTGAGGCTAAAGCTGCGGAACTAAAGGCCGCTGAGGCTAAGGCCGCTGAGGTGAAAGCTGCGGAACTAAAGGCCGCTGAGGTGAAAGCTGCGGAACTAAAGGCCGCTGAGGCTAAAGCTGCTGAGGCTAAAGCTGCTGAGGCTAAAGCTGCTGAGGCTAA